TTCCTGTAAATCCTTGTTCCTGTGGCAACGGTACTTGCCCTGTTCCTATAGTCGCACCACCTGCTCCTGTTGGATCTAGGGGATTTGCCCCTGCAGGAGGTGTCGGCTGTTGTGGCTGTTGCTGTTGAAATTTTTTCATGATCTCTGCTTGCAATGCAGCTTCGTCCATGTTGTTTGTCACCTTCTCTGGGTCTAGGTCTAGTGACTTGGCTATCTCTCTTATTACATACTGAAACTTTGCAAACGGTGCAAGTGACTGATTGCTTGCCACTTGTAAAAACTGCATAAGTCTTTGGCTACGCACTTCGTTTGCCATTAAGCTTTCTGTACCACGAGCTTTCACTTCTAAGTCCCCTTTGGTCTTCTTGTCAAAGTTAAACTGCATGTTAAATCTAAACAGACCTTCGCCTAATGGTCTAAGTAAATAATCGTCTACATTCTTTATAACATTCTTTATGCCACCACTCGCTGCGTTCATCAGCATGGATATACCTGATGCTGTACGTCCAACACCCATGACACCAGTTTGTCCATGAGCAAAGCTTGGCAGTCCTGTGCTTTCGTCTGCAAGCACTCTGGCTTTGTCAAACAGTTGCATGTTCTCGTTGGCTACGTTTGGAAACTTTGTACCAAATATTGCTTGACCCGGTGCTCCACCTTGTCTTCTGAATATTTTTCCCGGATAGACAGAAAGGTCTTGACCCGGTACTAAGTTTGTTTCATCTATCTCTATCAACAGATTACCAGACATTACAGCATTGTCAACAGCCATTCGCATAAAACCATTCATCAATGTTTGTGTGTCATCCATATTCTCTGCAATACCTACACCAAAAAAGCTGTATGGATTAAGTTCGTATGGAGCAGCCATGTAAGGTATCTTTGCAGGTTTGAATGGGTTAAGAACCATTCGCAATACTTTACTGTTGCATATCCAGATGTTTGCCTGTATTTCATCGTGATCTGCTATTTCTTCAGGAATATCTAGTCCCTGTTCTTTGAGCATATTTGTATCTACCATGCCCCAATACTCTAACACTTCGTATCGTGCTATTGCATGTTCTGGTGAATAGTCGGATAGATCATCTTCCCAGTATTCTTTATTATAGTTCTCACCTAATTCTATAGCTTCATCTATAAGTGTATCTCTAAAGTGTGGTCGTTTCTTTAATGCACGTAGCTGTGATCGTGACATCTTGTGTCTCTCTATCACATACTGTGCTTCATCCATGTTGTTTGCATCTGGATCAGGAAAGAAGTTCCATACAGATACATGTGAAACCTGTGGCACTGTTTTGAATACAGGAGAATACTCACCCTCATCATCCCAGTTTGGGTATTCTTTATCTACAGCAAAAGGTCCTTTCATCACACCTGTACCAAATAGAGCCATTTCAAATGCTGTGCTACGTAGGTGCTTGTTTGCGTTTGACTCCTCTAACTGGTCATGTATCTGCTTCTGCATATTCTTTGCAGCAATCATTGCAGGACTAAATGTAATCGCTGAAGGTGTTTTACCCACACCCTCTCTCAGATTATCTACATCATCAAACTTACCTTCCAAAGGTCCTAGTTTGTCCGTCAAGCTTTCTTTTGTAGAACCTGCAGGTAAATCTTTACCATCTCCTGCAAAGCCATAAGGACTTTCCATTTCATCTAGCTTTCCTCGAATATTCTCTGGCTCTTTCGGATCAAAACTTACGTCTGATACTACACCCTCTGGCAGTTCTGTTGGCTCTACTGTAAGTGGAAACTTATTATTCGCAAACAACACATCGACTATCTGTCCATATGCTGCAAGTGTTTTAGTTTTTGTTACCTTAATAAATACTCGTGACTTCTCTGCTTCTGTAAACTGTACGTCTGAACCATATAGACCTCTGTAGTTCCTGTATGCTCGTAACCATCTTTGCTCGTCTTGCTCTCTGTAGTCATCAGCTTTCTTGTATCTATCCATGATGTATGGAATGATGTTAGAACTATTGTAATCGTCTTGACTGTCAACCTCTGTATCTTCGATAGCGATTGATGAGTCATCCATAAATACTTCTTCGTCTATATTATCTTCAGCCATATTAATATCCAAATGTTGCGTCTGCTACAGGCATGCTATTTGTTTGTCTGTTTGCAGGATCATAATCAAATACACTAAATCGTGGTCTTGACATTATACCATATCTTAGAGCATCATACAAGTGATCTTCTGAGTTTGTGTCTATATCTTCTGGATTTTTTTTATCCAGTGGTATAGCAGGTAGTTGCGAGATGATGTCAGTACATGTGCTAAAAAAAACCAAACGTGGTTCTTCGGTGAACTCATCAACTTGTAATCTTCTATGTATTTCATTTTTACCTGATACTCTACTTCCTCGACTTCTATCAGAGGGTCTAAACCTACAGCCTTTCATAATCATTTGTTCTGCTAGGCTTGGTCCTGTGTCTCCTCTTTTGTGCCAGAGTGAACTATCTAACACTCCGTATCTTATATTACCGTCTTCTGCTTCTTCATCTAGTATCATATCAGCCAAGTCTGTAGCTAACACCTTTGATACGTACAACTCTCTGTACACTACTAGCTGTTCAGATGGGCTAACAGCAAACCATACAACGGCAGAATAACTTCCATACCCATAGTCACATGCCCTAAACTTAGTCCAATTGCTAGGTATATGGAAAGGCTCAACCACATGTATGTTGCGATCAAACTCGGTGAAAGCTGCTCCTTCTTTAATATCCCAATCTCCTTCCAGTAGTTGTCTTCTTTGCTGTTCAGGAAGGGATAGAAGCATTGCTTCATAATCGCCCTGCTCCGAGAGATAAGGGTTATCTGTAAGCCGAGCAGGTATAAACCTACGTTTGAATAGTGGCTGTCCTGCTTTGCTGTGTCCTGCAGGATATTTGAGTTCTTCTCCACTTTCAATGTCTGTTGCATTAAATGCCTTGTTATATGGTGCAGGGTCTATGAACATCTTCTTGACCCAGTGATGTCCCCTACCTCCGGGGTTCGTGGTTGCTCTCATGTACACTGGCAAATCAGGTGATGTAGAACGTAAACGTGATCTCATGTAGTTCCAAGCGAATGGTGTACCCCACTGTGTAAGTTCATCAAACCCTATCCAACTAAATGCCAAACCTTGATATCGTAGTACGTCATCATCTCTATCTAGGTATGACATCCACAGTCTTGCACCTGATGGTGCTACCCACTGCATCTTTCTCTCTGACCACTTTATACCTTTCCAAATCTTTGGATAGAGTTCTTGACTTTTAAATATAAGTTCTCTTAACTCTTCTGTGGTGTGACGCAGTAGTAAGCCACTAAATGCAGGATGTCCCATGTAACGCAGAGGGTCTGCTAACATTGCGTAAGACTTACCACCTCCTGCTGAACCACCATATAGAACTTCTCTTTCACCTGCTGCTAGAAACGATGTCTGAGGACCTTCATTTGGTTTGAAGATAACATTGTGTGCTTCTTCAACAGGTATTGCTTCTATTTGTATCTCTTTAACTGGTGGCTTCTGTTTTTGCTCCTGTACGGCTTTCTTCGAGTTCCTTCGCTTTGTTGATCGCTTTTTCGGCATACTCTGCCCACTTGCGTAAGCTTGTAACTTTGTTCTTACGTTGTCGTTCATTCTTTAACCGTTTCATCAATCCTACGTGCGATATCTCTCGTCCACTGTTTTTTGTTAGCCAGTTGGCAACTTGCCTGTATGAATACTGTCGTGTATATGCTCTTGCCTGTTCTAATAAATCTAACTCTAACTTTACTGGTTGCAAAACATCTGGGTCGTTCTCATCTACAACATAACCAAACGGTACTGTCCTTGCTATCTTAGGTATAGCCACCCACTCTTCTTCTTCTTTCATGTCTGTGGGTTGTGGTAATGTCCACTTACCTAATGATCTATTCATTGCCTTTTTCTTTTGGTGGCATTAGCATCACACCACCTGTAGCTTCTACTTGCATCTTCTCTGTTTTCACTAGACCAGTTCTATCAAGTAATTCTTTCGCTGCAGCTAGTTTGTCACGTATACCAAGCTCTGTTGGATCTACTAAACCACCTGCAATCGCAACAGCAGCTCGTGGTGCATTTCTAGCCATATAGTCCTGTGTAGCTTCGAGTATTTCATCTTTGATGCCCCTCATCACTTCTGTTGTGCTTGATGCATCAGAATATCCTGCTAACTTTTTAGCTGTAACTAAGTCACCACCTGCTTCGTCAAATAAGACAGCCAGTAACTTCTGTTGTTTCTCTGTAAGTTGTCTTGCCATTTATGAACCTTTTTTCCATTTCTTAGAAGGAGATTTAGTTTTACTTGGACTCCATTTAACTTTGTCTGCCCAATATGCCGCAGATAATTTACCCTTGGCTATATTTTTAGCGTGTCTACTTTTAAATGCTTTTCTCTGTCCAACTGTCTGGTTAGTCTTTACACCCTTTTGTCCAAATTTTATATACTTATACTTGCCACCTTCACTAGCCATAACGTGATGAGACTTACCAGATGTATCACTCGCAGGTAATCTTTGAGCTTTGTTGACCTCTCTTAGACCAACTTCTTTCATTTTGTTTTTGACTCGTTCAGGTAGTGCCATTAGCTTACTTGAAAGTGAGGACCATCAATAAATGGGCGGCGTGATTGTGAACGTCTGAGGTCTATATAAGCGTTCATTGCTTGCTCCATAGTGCCATCCCATTTTGCTATATCATCTATTTGCCATGCAGCTCCCCAACAAATTTTAGCTCCAGTTTCTAACGCTGCTTCTTTCATTGCATCTGCTATATCATCATACATCACTATGTCCCAACTTGGGTTACTGCCGTCATAAGCCATTAAATCAACAGCATGTGAATATCCATCTTCTTGCACAAGATGTTTAGATTTCATGGTTTGTGATCTTTTTGCTTCATACAATCTTTTCTGTTCAGCTAGGGAACGAACACCATAAATCACTCCAAAGTCCACAGAACTCACTTCAATGGCTCGTTTTACTGTATCCACTAATACAGGATGTACGCCTTCTAGTTTTCCTAAACTTCTTCCTGATAATTTAAATGCCATTACTTCTTCCTCATGTTAAATAACTTACTAGCAGATCGTGTGGCAAAGCTTGCACTTACAATAGCTCCTAAAGCTATCTGATACCACTGTGGCATACCTGCGAGTGCAGTAAAGCCATCTGCTACTATGCCCCTACCCCACTCACCCATGAAGCTCAGTACCAGAGGAATACTGAAAAGTAAAGTCAGCCATTCGTCCTTCCACGAGCTTTGAGATGCCCTCATAGCAGCTAAGTCCCAGTCGATCTCACCTGTTGCTTCTTTCATCCTTATAGTAGCTTCAGCCTTTTGTATAGCTGTCTTGCCCTCTATGTAGGATGATGCTAAAGTAGATACGGAGCTAAGTATAGTTCCTATCATTATACGCAGTCACAGTCCTCGTGGCACTTCTTGTTCCACAATGCACACCACAATCTTTTAAAATACTTTCTCATCGTTCTTCTCTTTCCATTCTTTTGGGTTCTGACTTCTCTGCTCCCATCCATATGGCGAAAGATCCTGTCATCGCCCCAGTAATCACGGATATTAGCCCTGCTTGTTGTGTAGTCAACTCTGGCTGACTCAAAGCCCATTCGATACAGCGTATATAAACGCCTGTCATCACTAGCATCATTAGTCTTGGTAGTATTCGCCATCTGTCAAGTGTCTCTGGAGTCATCTTTATCCTTTATAACTTCCTTTACCCAGTTACCATTGTCCCCAGTTTTCTCACAATACTCACATTTATCATCTTCAATGTGATGCCCACAAACGTCACATGTAGGCTCATAGAGCATCAACTGTCTACACTATTATTCTGTGCTATGAATTTATTAAGAACATCTTCGTTTACACATATAACTCTTTCTACAGGTCTTTGCCCATAGAACTTCCATACAGTTTTTACAAGAGGTTCAGGATTATTCTTTACAAACTCTTTACACTCATCTACACTGTGAAAGTGTCCGTGTTTTGGTTGCTTAAAAACTAATATATCCTGCATACCGTTGTCATAAACTCCTAGCATTACTGCTACAGCAAACCATGCTTCAACTATCATTTTCAAAATATCCTATATTATGTAACTTTTCGATAACTTCTCGTCTTTTTAGCGATGCCTTTAGGCTGTTTAACGAATTGTTTGCCTGACGCTGTGCCTTTTCTTTTAGCTCTAGTTGTCGCTGCGTACTCTTGGGGTGATAAAGCCTTGATTGCAGCTGTTGGAAGATAGCGTTCTCCAGTCTTTTTACTGGGCTTACCACTTTTGGTTCTCCATTTCTGTTTTGTCCACGATTTAAGACTTCTTTGGCTTTGTTTTAGTGCCATGTTGTCTCCTTAATTGCTCTTTTGCCTTCTTTGCAAGGGCAGCTTGCTCAGTTTTTCCTGCAACCCTAGCTCGTTGTTCAAGAACGGTGAGGATTTGTATCTTCCTCGCATAGGGTTTCTTAATTTTCTTAACTTTTGCAATAGTTTCTTTTGCATCTTTTACTGTCGCATACTTTATACTTACTGTATCTTTAGGATTTTCATCCGTATAGAGCCTTCTGTCGCTACCTTTTGGCTTTTTGCCTGTTCCTTTCTTAGGATCAGCCATTACGACTTGTAACCCCCACCTGCTTTCTTATATCGTGCAGCTAATAACTGTGCTTTTCTTGCAGACCACTGTCCCGGATTGCCACCTTTTGACCCTGCTTTGATAGCAGAGAACATTCTTTTTCTCATTCCCGGTTTAGTATAGTTACCTGCTTGGTTTACTGTGCTACCACCTTTACTTAGCTTTATAGATGATAACGCTTTTGATTGCTTTGCGTGAGCTTTACTTGCTTTTTTTAGTTTTCCTGCTACTTTTTTTATTGTTGCTTTGGCTCTGGTTGTCATCGATATCCTCTGCGTATAGGTTATTGAACACTCTATCAGTGTTCCACACATATTCAATCTCTTGTTTAGAATGAAAAATTCTTTGGGAAGGTCTGAAGTCAGGTGAGCCTGTTCCAGTCTCGAACCACGCAGGATGTGTTACTCTGACTCTGTTGTTTGGTAGTGCCACTATGTTTCCTGTATATTCACCTGCGTTCATTAGCTCTAGCACATGACTTTGTTTGTGTTGTGCAGGATCGTCTGCAATTTCGCTATTCGTGTAATCTACAGTGAAGTAATACTTTGCAGGATAAAACTCACCGTCCACTTTTGCTATCCAAGGTGCAGGAGTTGCTCTGTTGAGTACATACACGCTGTGGTCATGTGACATACAATCCCAAGGTTGTGCGATATACGGTGGCAACTCTTTTGCCCAATCATCTACTGGTGTATCGCCTACTAAGGCTGTTATGGGCATTCTTGCCCACATTGCTCCACCATTTACGTTCTGTTCATCTGTATCGTCTGTCTCACAGCCAGTGAAGATCACTTGAAACGATAAACATCTATTCGGCATTGATGTCACGGCTACTACCATACAATGTAGAAACTCGCCATGACCTCTTTGAAAATTCGTTGTGTATTCTCTTCTTACCCACGCTTTGAAGTATGGGATGTTACTCTGTAAATAGGACACTGATTACTCCTTACCGTATATAACCGTTTGATCTTTGTTGTCTTTGTTGAACAGATACCAACAACAATTATCTTTGCCTGTCATCTTGCTGTCTGGTATCCACTTCACTCTGCCTACACTTACTATCTTTTGTAGTCGTTGTTGATAAGGTCTGCTCTGTTTTGTATGTATCCAGTCTGCATCAAACAGTAACCACGTTGGAGATAAGTCACTTAGGTGTTCTATTATCGGATGTAATAGTTTTCTATCCCAAGGTGGATTTGTTATATAATAGTCTGGTTTGTCCTCAATGTCAAGAACATTTTTTACTAAAATACCTTTTTCTTGTGGTTCAATGTCACTTTGGTATAAACACTTACCATCTGTGTATTTCAGTAGAAGTGATGTCAGCGTTCCATCACCTGCACACGGCTCTATAAAATTATACGTGATATAGTCGATGTGCTTTAAAAGAGGTATTAAGGCTTCTTCTGGTGTCCTGTAATAGTCTCTTTCTCTTCTCTCAAAGTTACTACGCTTACCCATATTGCTAAAGCAATTTACTCATTTACTATTTACGTCTTCTAGGCTTTCTCGCAGGTTGCCTAGACATATTGAGTTTAGCAGGTAGAACACGTAAGTTTGACCTACGATTGTCATTAGGATTCATGTTCTTATGATCTACCTGCTTTTTATCCCCCACTTTTACCCTGCCTTCTTTCATCAGAGCATATCTTGCTCTTCCTCTGGCAGCACGAGCTTTCTTACGTTTAGGAAGACCGTCATACGTAAGATACTCTTTACGGTAGTTTCGCTTCTGGACCATTACCTTTTATTTTTTCGGTTGTCCACTACACCGTATTTCTTAGCTACGCCCCCCATAGCGTAACCTTTCTTCTTCATTGAGCCACCTTTAGCCATGTAGCCCATTTTGTTACGCACGTTTGACGGTAGTTTTCTTAGTCCTACTTGGGAAGGATTAGTAGCTTTCAAACCACCCATTGCGTAACCCTTCTTTTTCATGCCACCCATAGCCATGCCCTTTTTCTTCATAGAGCCGCCCATAGCCATGCCTTTCTTTTTCATCGCAGCACCACCCATAGCCATCTTTTTCTTCTTCAGGTCGGCAAGCATCCTTTTCATGCCATCCTTACCTTTGTACTTGTTGGCTATAGCTGTGAGTGACATACCTAGCTTCTTTTTCTGCTCGGCTGTCACGGCAAGCATCTTGGTCTGAGATCCGTCTTTGTTCTTTTTAAAGAAAAACATTGAACCTGACTTTTGAGCAGCACCGACAGTTTTAGGTGTACCTTTACCCATTGGTGCTTTATCTTTGACTTTAGCAGCTTTCTTGGTTATCTGCCCCTGTTGCTTTCTACCTGCATCTGGGTCTTTTGTCACAACCTTTTTAAAACCACCAACAACTTTAGTTTTATTTTTATCGCTTATTTTACGCTTACCTGTTGTTGGAGGTGCAGTGTCTTTTACTTTGCTCATTATGTTAGCAGCTTTACCACCTCTGCCTTTAGGTGCGTCATCCATCATACGCTTTTTAGCCGCAGCTTTTGATTTAGCTTTGGCTTTTGCTGTAGCGTCATCTATTCGCTTTTGTAACGCAGCTCTATCTTTTTTATCTTTAGCTGATAGTCCCTCTTTAGACAACATTCGTCTTATTGCTTCCATTGGACTTGTTGTTTTTTTTCGTTTAAATCCTACTGCCATTTTAGTCTTCCTCTTCCTTTTCGAGCCATCCTTCTGCGATCATAGCGTCTTCAATACGCTTTAACGTGTATCGTTCTCCTGTACGTGCTTCAATAGCATTACGTACATAGAATACATCACTGTGGGGTATATGTAATTTGTCGAGGGTGTTTGTACGGACGGCTTCATAGAAACACGAAATTACATCTTCAGTATATAGTTTTACTGATTTTTTACTCATTGTCAAGGATTATTTTACATTTACGTATAATTAATCTAACCTACATTTATAATGTTACATTTAAATGTTTATATACATTTAGACTAATATACACTTATAGTGTTTCACTTAAAGTGAACATCTTAGTTATACACTATTATTGAGAGGTTGTCAACACTTATTTATGAAATCC